CCCTGATTGTGAAAATGATAAAGCGCTTTGCAATCAATACTTGCATTTTTGAAAATGTTTGTTTTGTTTTCAAATTCATCTCTGTCTTTATTTGCTTTGTTTAATACAAATTTATCGATAGAATTCATAAAACTATTGTTCTCTGATTCTTTCTTAATTATTCCAATATATGTGTGCACTTTTACAATCCAATCCTTTTTATCAAAGTTTTTATGTGAACACATTCGTACACCTCTTCCAACACCTTGAATCACATCAACATAGCTTAAAGGAGGTTCCATGAAATGCAAATGTCTAACACCTTTCAAATCAATTCCTGTATTATAACTGTCGGTTGCTAAAAAGATAGAAATATAGTCACCTTTGTCATTTTGTTTGCTGTTGTACATTTTAAAAATAGGATTTGCAGATTCAGATGTGATAAACCTTTCACTGGCTTTTGCCAATAAATAACGTTTCCCTGGTTTAGATATATTGTTATTTGTTGCTCTTTGATAACCTTTTGCAATTAAACCGGCTTCGACATCTTTTATACCTTGTCTTGAATATTGAGAGTAGACATAGTGTTTTCTATTTGGGTATGAATCAATTTTTTCTAAAATACGTTTTACTTTTGGAGGTTGTCTTATATTTTTGAATAATCCATTTGACCATTTTTGTAATGTTTGCAAAGCTTTCTTATTGTTTGTAGCAAGTTTAGCTTTTAATTCTTTCAACTTTTCTGAATATCTTGTTTTTTGTTCTTCACTTAGTTCAACAACATGTTCTTTAAAACGCTTCTTAGGAAAAAGTGATAAATCTTTCGTCATATCGAGGTAAAGAACCTTTGATGTCATATATTTTTGATAGTTATTCAAGGTTAATATAGGTTCGGTCTTCTTTCTAATAATATTTAGAAGTTCTATCATTTCTTCTATACTATCACCAGGAGTAGCTGTCAAAATGAATACTTTTGTTCTATAGTTTTCAGACTTTTGTAACATTTTTATTAATCTTTCATGTTTCACTCTAAATTGAGGAATTGCTCGTTTTGCAAATAAATACTGAGCCTCATCAATAACTATTACAGCTTTATCAAGATTGATTTCTTTTTTTATTACTCTGTTATAAAATGAGACAATGGACATAATTTTAAACTTCCGTTTTAATTCAAACATGGTTTTTGGATTCTTATACATATTACGCAATAACAGTTCAAAATCTTCATGTGGTTTCAAAGCATCACTTCGAGAAATGTAATATATTTTATAATCTGTGTTCCAGAACGCATCAACAACTCCAGCTGCAACTGCTGTTTTCCCAGCACCAGTTGAGTACCAAGCTAACAATCCTTTTAAATCAGTCTTATTTTCAGCAATCTCTTTCACAATTTTGTAAAATATGTATTGTGCTGCAGTGATTTTAATGTCATTTGGGTTGAATTTTAAACAACTGTTTTCTTCAGGATCTCTATTAGGTTTAGCAAAAGGTATTTTATTACTTCTTGATTCTTGTTTCATTAATTTGAAAACGCTTGTCTGTGGATTATTCGATATAAGCATTATATTATACGAAGAAAATGAAATTAGATGGTATAAAATTATATCCACAACGTACAATGCTTCAATCATTTTACAAAGAAAATACACTTGAGGCTGGAATTGATGAAGCTGGAAGGGGTTCTTTAATTGGACGGGTTTATACAGCGGCGGTAATTTGGGATCCAAGTCTTATTGAACCTAAATGATTCGAGCTGAAAGACTCAAAAAGAATTTCTATCAATAAAAGAAAAAAGATCAAAGATTACATATTTGAGAATGCATTAGCATATGCTATTGATTATGCAGAACCTGAGGAAATTGACAATATAAAATATAAAGAATCTATTAATGTGAATATGACATTTGACAATAATAATTGAAGCAATCTGAAGGATTGTCAAAAGTTCTAAGATTTTCGCAAAAATAAACATTTCCGTCAAATAAAGTTATTTTGAATTTGAGTTCACTTGTGTCTGCATATGTGAACAATGTTGAGTCACATGCATCAAAGAAATCAATATTTTTAATATGTTGAATTGAAAGAATTTTATTGAATGGGTCATTAGGCCTAAACACATTTAATAAAATAATGAATGTCTTACAATTAAGACTAGCGCAAAACAAAGGTTTTATCATTTTATTGAATGTTCTGTGTAATTCTTAAGTGATTTTTAATAGAATGTGATATTTGTAATGGATTCAAAATATTAAAACTACTTTAATTAATGTTCGTCATATATTACAATAACAAATTGTGTGATTTAATTTTTTGGTGGCAGTTGTTGAGTCTTTGTCCCAGTACGTCATGGCTTAATAAACTTTGACCATATTCAGGTTGAAGTTTATAGGGTCTTACATTGAGTGCTTTATTATGAGAAGTATTCATATCAACTCCAAAAAGGTCTGCGTTTGTTACTTTTCTCAACATTTAATTTAAATATTTTATAATTTCAAAGTTTACTACGCATATTGAATAGTTTTAATTAATAGACTTTTCTATATACAATACACCTACCTGCTGTTTCACTATTTCTAGTAATCTTTAGTACATTTCCAATACTTGCACCATAATATCTCGCAACAGGGTCTTGTATCGATATTCTTGGTATTTGGTTTGTTTTCAATACTTCGTATAGTGTTTTCACATCTTTTAAAGACAACAATTCGTGTTTAGGGACTTTTACGTGTTTTGTAACATTGAATGACAATTCTTTTTTTCTGAATAATTCAAATTTAATTGAGTTTTGATTTTGATATGATTCAAGACTTTGCTTTGCAAAAGGAGTGACAGAAGTTTGGTATATAATTATAACCGTGTTTACATTGCTTTCTTCATTTTCAATGTCATTAACCATAGTTTTAACAGAATTTATTCCAATTTTTTCTTCAGTTGGAATAAATACTTTCAACATATTTTTGTCAGATTTTCTATAATACATATCTAAATCTCTGATACACTCATATTTTCTATCTGTTAACATTTCTTTTATAACATTATTCATTATTGACTTAAAATTATAAGTGCTCATAGTTTTAAGTGAATTTAAGTAAACATGGATGAATTGATACCTGTAAGATGCTTCACTTGCAATAAAGTAATTGCAAGCAAATGGGAAACATATAAAGGATTACTTCAGAAAAATAATGATATGAATGCAATATTCCAACAAATTGGATTTAGTAGATATTGTTGTAAAAGAATGTTTTTAGGACAAGTTCAGTGAACATTCATTGCGATTCAAAACAATGTATAATGTAATTTCAAAACCTTTCATAAACAGTTTGTTTTTAACTCCTTTTCCAAGTTTAATATAATTGTCAAAAAGCTTGTACACATTTGCAATTATTTCAATGTCTTTCGTTAAACCATAATAATCAAGTTTCATTCTCAAAGGAATAACTTGCTGAAGTCTTTCTTTATTATCCATTCACAATATTACAAATGTTTACAATATAGTTACGGAAGTTGAACGTATAAAAACCACATAAAGAACATGTAATCTTATATCAAATAAGATGAGAAGAAAATATAGGTATTCTATAGTTCAAGCAATACGGACCGATTTTTTACAAGAAGTCAACCTGGAAAAATATGAAAATTTTAAATTAAACAATCCAGATATTTTTAAATTGCTGACAACAAAAGACTTAGATGATGATATTTATGAAAAGATGCTAGATCAGGACAAATTAAACTCACTGTCATATGCTAATGCAAAAATACTTTATGAACAAAACAAAAAATTAATGGATAAGAAAAAAATTGACTCTTTGAAAGAAAAAAAGCCTGAGAAATTTAATATGAAGAAGCAGCTGGAAAAGTTTCAGAAGATAGCAAGCAAGAAGCCTGCAAAACTAATTGAACCTTTTGATGGAAAAAGTTTGAGAAAAAATATTGTGATCCCTAAATTTGAAGAGATCGTGGGAGATTTAGCATCAAATATTGAAAAGTCTATATACAATTGGACTATTAAACAATGTGACCGTGAACCTGACCCAATGCTCAATATAATAAATTTGATGGGTAAAATTAAAATATGGGATATTCCAAGAAATACATCACACACTCATATACAATACACAGAAGTTAATAATTTGAAACGTGTTATAAAAGAAACAGACGATAATAAAATACCCAATAAAACATGGAATTGTCCTATATTTCGTAAGATGTATACTGATAAAGTTAAAGACATTTTGTTCAACCTAAAAGAAAATGTGAACAAAACATGTGAACATAATGAAAATAACTCGCAAATATGTCAAAAGGTCATTTCTGGAGATATTGACTTTAGAAAACTTCCGTATATGACAAGGGAAGAATTATATCCTGGTTTGTGGAAAAAAGTCATTGATGCAAACATTGCTAAAGAAAATCGCCGAATGATGGAAAATGCAGAAATGTTGGAGAATGATGGTCTTTTTGTTTGTCAGTTTGATGATTGTGGTTCTATGAAAACAAAATATACCCAGATGCAAATAAGAAGTGCAGATGAACCAATGACTACATTCGTTTATTGCTGTACATGTAGAAGAAATTTTCGCTTTGATGATTAATTTAAATAATGTTCTCTACATACTGGAATATACTTATCACTAGCCCCAATACATACCTGACTTACATCGTTGATGACCCGTTTTGAAAATAAAGCCTTCTTCGCACATTTACTTGAAGTGCTTGTGTTGTGTTGACATAGCGCAGTCAACTTTGTTACAGAATTACTAATTGGAATGCAATCTAATATTTGTCCAAACCTTTTGCGTTCGTAGTCTCCATCTAAACCAGCAACTATCACTTTTATATTCAATTTTTCTATCATTATTAAAAATGTGTACAAATCTTTAAAAAACTGTGCTTCGTCAATTCCAATTACATCTATTTCATCGAAAGTAGAGCAATTTACAAAAAACGAAACTAAACTATCGACTTTCACTGCTTCATGCACTTCATTGTCATGTGTCGATATTGAATTTCCAGTCCTACTGTCAAGTGAACTATTCAGCAATACAACATTCTTATTCACTGATTTATATTTATTTATTCTTCTTATCAGTTCAGTTGACTTTCCGCTAAACATACATCCAATTATAAGTTGAATATCTGCCATTTACATTAATACATTATTAACGTTTAAGTGTATTTTATTGAAGCCCACCACATGCTGTAATAATTGCTTGGTTGTAGTAATTTTTATTTAATGATTAATTTTTGTTTAAGTGTCTAACTGTGTACATGTCTTTCGGCATTATTTCTTGACGCTGTGCTTTGATTGCCATTTTTTGAGTGTCTTCAAACAATTTTATTAAATAATCTTCGCTGACATGCTGTAACATTTCAAATACTTCAGGTTCAAACTGCAAACCTGTTTTACAATCGTTTGCAATTTCTTTTACTAGATTTTTAAAGTTCCTTTTATTCAAACACAAGTCTGTTTTGTTTTGTTCAATATTAATTTCAGACAGCCAAACTGGTGTATCTTCTTTGAATTCTTCAATTTCTTTCTTGTCTTCGTCAGAAATTGGCAATTGTTTAATTTCATTTATGGCTTGTTGTGTAGATAAACTTTCATTATAACTTTTTTCATAAATATCTTGAACAGCATAGTTATCTGGTTCATAACCAGTTAAGTAACTTTGCTCCATGAGATATTTATCTAAATGACTTTCAAATTCTTCATGCTTGTCTTGTAAATAAATATCTTCTTCCATTTCACGTTCTTCTTCTGAATCAACTTCTGTCTCATCAGATTCTTCTCCTGTGAAGTATAATTGCAAATCAAATTCACTTTCTTCATCAGAACTTTCTTGGTCGTGAATATCTTGAACGTCAAATTGTTTTGCAACGAGTTCGGCTCTGATATCATTAATATTAGGTTCGTGCCCTTCATCTCTTCTAAATTCTTCAAACATCCAATATAGTTTATCCGGTGTAACTCGAAAGTTTTCTACATTTATCAGTTGATAAATAATATCAATAGATCCTTCAGAACTGCTGCAAGAAGATTCACATTGTGACATTTCGTCATCATCGCTCATTTTTATTTATACTTGTTTACATGTTCTTTATGTGGAATTAATTTAAAGAATCAATTCTTTAAAGACAATAAAGGATGTATATCTTATCATTTGATGTTGGGATAAAAAACTTGGCATTTTGTGTATTTGATAGCAAAACGAAAAAAATATGCAGATGGGAAAACATAAGCCTGGATCCTCAAAAAGGAGAAGATATGTGTTTATGTGTTGTAAGAAATATGGATAATTATGAGGAGTTATTAAATTTTATTGACAAAGTTGTGATCGAAAAACAACCAAGTAGGAATAATAAAATGAGAGTGATTGAAGCATTGTTACAAAGTTATTTTGTAATTAAAGGCTTGGCAAGTTTAGAATCCACAATATCAAAAGTATCAATATATTCCGCAAAACACAAATTAGGAAATATCCCCAGTTTAAGGGGTAAATCAAATTATGCAGAAAGAAAAAAACTATCTGTTCAGAGATGTAAAAGTTATATTGAAAGTTCAAATCAACCTTTTGAAATGAAGAATAAATTTGAAAAATCAAAGAAAAAAGACGATTTAGCAGATACGTTACTGCAAGCTTTAGCATATATTGGAGATCCTATTTTGGAAACGCAGCAAACAGAAATTTCTAACTCAAAAATATCAGCTAGAAAACCTACTGATAAGCAAGAAAAACGAGGATATTCCAAAAATAATTTGAAATACTTTTACAAAGAATATGGAAAGGAAGAATTCAAAAATAAGTTCAATACAAATAAGAAAATCGAAAAAGCTCTTTTAATGTATTTTGATAACTTAGAAACTGCATTAAGTCATTTAGAATTTTAGATTAATTCTGCATAAAAAATACACCTAAATGTGATCAACAAATATGGTAATATGTCCCAAGTGTGGAATAGAATTATCAAGCGAACAAGCGCTTTCATATCATTTAAATAGAAAGGTTCCTTGTATGTCATTAAAATGTACGAAATGTGCTAAAATATTTAAGACTCAATTGGAATTGAATAATCATATGAAACATTGTGAATATCCAATTTCTGAACAAATGAAAGAAATTTTCAATCGTTCATCGGATTATATATTTGTACTTAAATTACCAGAAAATAAATGTTTATGGGCAAATGAATCATTTTTATCAAAATATTCAATAACTTTAGACTCCTTTACAAAACTGGGAAATCTGTATAATATACATGAAGAAGATGTTGAATATATGAAGAAAATAGAAAAAGTCGCTATATCTGGCAAACTTGAATCAAATGAAGAGGTGAAATTTAGACGAGTAACTCCAGATGGACATAGTATTCATGTGTGTGCTAAAATGTCTCAAATTAAGGGAAATGTGAATTTAATAATTGAAAGAAATATATCAAAAGATATTGAATGTGTAAGAAAATTGCATGACAAATCAGTGATTCCTATTCTTGAGTTTGATCAAAAAGGAATTATTACATATGCAAACAAAGCATGGCTTGATATGATGAAATTGGAACACATTGTAGGAATTTCTGGATATGATTCAATTAACCCTGAAGATATCCCAATTATTACAGAAAAACATGAGAGATACAATAAAACTGGAATTCCAGACGAAGATATGAAATATAGACGAATTAGATCTGATGGAGAAATTGTGTATATTAAAACAGGTGGTTCAGTTCTGTTAGAAAATGGAATTAGTATTTGCTATGAAATAAATATTACAGAAGATATTGAAAAACAGACAGTAATGGATAAATATATAAGATACATTTGTCATGAAATACGAAACCCATTAAATATTATTTCTACAACTGTTGATTTGGTTACAAAAATAACAAAAGATCATATCATACCAACTGAAAATCTATCGAAAGATTGGCAGGAAAAATCAACAAAGCTTCTTGAAGATTTGCATGTGCCAATAATGTCATTGTCTTCAATAATGAATTCTGTACTAGATTTGTCGAAATGGCAAAATAATGAACATAAAATCGAATATGAACATAAGAATTTAAAAGATGTTTTGGAAAATGCTCTTTTCATATGTAAAAAGCACAAAGATGAAAAACAGATTGAAATTCAAACATCATTTATCAACACAAATAAATTATATAGTATTGATGGAGATAAATTGCAACAAATTTTGGTAAATGTTGTACATAATGCAATTAAATTTAGTAACTCTGGAGAAGTTATTAAATTTTATTGCAAAGTGACTGAAACCAGTAGCAAAGTTACTGAATCCACTAAATTCATAAACATGTCAATATATGATAATGGCGTTGGTATGACAAACGAAGAATTGAAAAACGTATTCAAACCATATTATCAAGTTGACAATAAGAATAAGAATGGAGGTTCAGGACTTGGACTGTCAATATCAAAAGAAATTGTCAATGCTATGAAAGGCTCTATTACAATTTCCAGCGAAAAAGAAATTTTCACAAGCGTATGCATCCGTATTCCTACTTCCTGTTGTAAATCTATAAGAGTTAGTGAAATACAAGATGATAATAAATGGAATTTGTTAATTATTGATGATTCTAAACAATGTAGAGATGTTACACAGATGCTTTTTGAAACACATGGTCACAAATGTATCACAGCCAGAGATGGACAAGACGGCATTGAAAAGTTTATAAAACATAGAAACATAATAACACATATACTAGTAGACAATAACATGCCAGGACTTCAAGGATATGAAGTTACACGGAAGATAAGTGAATTAGGTTGTAATGTTCCGATTTTTGGATATACGGGAAATTCAGGTGAAGATGTTAGAAAACATTATATGAACAACGGTGCTACAGAATTAATTCTCAAACCGATAAATTGGGAAACTGTTGTTTCAAAGTTAAGCGTTTGAAGCAAAATACTTTTTTTTTGCTTTTCTTTATTATAGTCTTATGAAAGGTGCAACAAAGAAATTAAAAAAGAAAAGCAAAATTGAACCACCAAAACCCTTTATTGAGAATAGCTATCAAGAATTTAGTAGAATAGAAGAAGAGTACATATGCTTCAATTGCGAAAATGATACAGAAACAGAAAATGATGGAACTGATACAGAATCGATAGCCGGTCAATCTGTAAACCAAGATATTGAAGATTGTTCAGATGAAGAAACGAAGAAGAATTATTCATTCATCAAAAAGAAATATGAAAAGAAGGAAGTGTCAATTTTACTTGAAGAAGAGGCATACTTATCTGACTAGATATATGATTTGTGAAGAGCTTTTATTTTCCATCTGCCCCAACCTTCTTCAAAGTTACAATTATAAGAACTACTTATAGACAAAATTTTGTAAATAATTTGTATTATTAGTTTTGAAATAGCATTTTTGTCTTGTGATCTAATGGCTTTTGAAAGTTCGCTTAATTGAATTGAAATTTCTATCCAATTGTCTTTAGAATACATAAAGTAAATGAATTAAATATAAAGATTTTGATGACGCAGTTTACTTGGTTGACAAAGCACCAAGAAGTTTAACTAACACTTTATTTTGCGCAATTAGTTGTTTTTCCAGTTTTTGACCTATGTTGGTAAGTACATCCGCAACATTATCACCATTTTCATTTGTAAAGAATGTTTGCATGATATCAACTAAAGGAACACCGCCAAATTCAGACGATGTTCCAGGTTCACTTTCTTCATTATCTGAGCTGCTACTTGAAGATTGATCAACTTCAGGTTCTTCAATTCCATTTGCACTCATTTTGTAATTACATAAAATGAAAATCCTTTAAGTTTTTTTCTTTTGTATAGTACAATGAACGACGTAAAAGAATGGGCTCAAGAAGCAGTTCAAGATATTCGCAACGTAAAACCAAAAGATGTTAAAAAGGAAACAAACAGAATACTAAAAGAAACAGTGAGCAACTCAGCAACCATGATGAATTTAGGTTTTACAATTGCAACCGCACTTGCTTGGAACGAAGCAGGTAAGAGAATTGTAGGAAATTTAGTTAGACAAGGATCCAATAAAAATGGTACTAACACATTTTTGATCTATGCATTAGCAATGACATTTGCATCAACTTTACTATTCTCTTTTAGCAAAAAGTACATCAAGAAAGATTTAGAAAAATTAATTTAAACAAATAAGTTTAGATAATATAAACGACACAATGGAAGTTATTAAAGAGTTCTTCCAAGAAAAGTCAATAGTACAACATAATATCGATTCATATAATATTTTTATTGAAGAACATGTACAAAAAATAGTAAATGAATCAAAGGATATAGAAATATCTAAAACTAATGAAGAAGAAAAAAAGTGTAAAATATGTTTCGGTGATGTGTACATTACAAAACCTACAAATACCGAAACAGATGGTCAGACTACTTTATTAGAGCCAGCAGAAGCTCGAAAGAGGAATTTAACATACTCTTGCAATTTATTTGTTGATTTAAAAATGATACTTCCTGAAAAAACAGAAACATTAGAGAAATGCTTTTTGGGGAAAATACCAGTAATGGTAAAATCAAAATATTGCAATTTATACAATAAGGAAACTGATGATGAATGCATATATGACAATGGTGCATATTTCATAATATCAGGAAGTGAAAAGGTGTTGATATCTCAAGAAAAGATGAACAATAATGAAATTTATGTATTTTATAAATCAAGCAGCAAAGTATTGTGGGAAGCTGAAATAAGGTCAGTTTCAGAAAATGAAATAAAGAGCACAAGCACATTGAAATTGTTACTTGTTAGAACAAATGATTATGATGTGAAAATTAAAATGAGTGTACCATTTCTAAAAACTGAAATTCCTATCATGATGATGTTTGAATTGTTAGGGTTTAAATCCCACGAGGCTTTTTTTGAGAACGATGATGAAATAACAGAAATATTAACAAGTTCTGTGAATGATGTTGATGCAATATTAGAAGGAGAGTCAATACAAGACTACATTAAAAAACGTATGACTAATAATCAAAATAAGAAAAATCAAATTGAGAATATGTTAGATTATTATTTTTTGCCACATATGAAGACTCATAAATCTAAAGCATTTTTACTTGCACATATGATTCAAAAATTAATACTTGCATACATCGGAAAAGTTCAAGAAGATGACAGAGATCATTTTAAGAACAAGCGTATTGATTTACCGGGTGATTTACTTGCAGGTTTGTTTAGACAACTCTATAAGAAAACAATAAAGGAAATGGTCATTACAATACAAAAAAACTTTGATAACAACAGAATTTTTAATTTCAATTCAATTATCAAATCCAAAGTCATTACAAATGGTTTGAAATATGGTTTGTCTACAGGTAATTGGGGCTTAGGTACTATGCAAGGTATTAGAACTGGCATTTCTCAAGTATTAAATCGTCAATCAACATTAGCTACATTGTCACATCTGAGAAGAATAAACTCTCCTATTGGTAAAGAAGGAAAATTAACAATACCAAGACAACTGCACGGCTCTCATGCTTATAGAATATGTCCAGCCGAAACTCCAGAAGGACAACCGTGTGGATTGGTAAAAAATATGGCACTATTAGCATGCACATCAACAGGATCTAGTTCTCTAGTAATTAACGAATTGTTGGAAGACATGGATGTGATAAAATTGGAGGATTGTGAAAAAATATATGAGAAGGCCACTAAGGTGTTTGTAAACGGAAGATGGCATGGGGTAAACTTTGATCATGTTCAGTTAATCACATCATTGAAGATGTTAAAACGAAGTTGTGCATTTGACCCAATGATTTCAATCATATATGACAAAATTTATAATACTATAAAAATACATACAGATTCAGGTAGGATTTGCAGACCATTAATAATTGTTGAAAATGGAGTTTCAAAGTATACAGAATCTGTTAAACGACAATTACTTGATGGAAAACTTACATTTTCATGTTTATTGAGTTATGGTATTATAGAATATGTTGATTGTGATGAAGAAGAAACAACTCTCATTGCATTTGACATAGAAGATATGAATAAGCGTAAATTAAATTTCACTCATTTAGAAATTCATCCTTCAGCAATGCTTGGAATTTGTGCATCTATGATTCCATTTCCTGATCATAATCAGTCTCCAAGAAATGTATATTCTGCAGCAATGACTAAACAATCTATGGGAACATATATTACAAATCATGAGAATAGAATGGATACATTTTCACATGTTTTATGGTATCCTCAGCGTTCTCTTGTGAGGACACCAACAATGGATATGTTTAACATGGATCAATTTGCTCATGGAATAAACTGTGTAGTAGCAATTGGGTGTTATGGTGGTCACAACCAAGAAGATTCGGTAATCATGAGTCAATCAGCAATTGATAGAGGAATGTTCCGATCATTTTTCAATAGAACTTACAAAGATGAGCAGAAACAATATGGTTCATCTTGTAAGGATAAAATGAAAAAGCCAGATGCAACTGCATGTGTAGGTATGAAATATGGTAATTATGAGAAGTTGGACAATGATGGGTTTGTACCTCCAGGTGTATTTGTTGATGGAGATGATGTAATTATTGGTAAAACTTCCACTATGGGTAAGGGTGAAAATGAAGTTGGTTATACGGAGAAAGATACCAGTACAACAATCAGACATAATGAATCTGGAATAATTGATAAAGTTATGATTACAACTAATGATCATGGAGCGCAGCTTGTTAAAACTAAAGTAAGATCAATGCGTGTTCCTCAAGTTGGAGATAAATTCGCATCAAGGCATGGACAAAAAGGGACTGTGGGTATTACCTTGCCACAGGAAGATATGCCTTTTACTGCTGAAGGTATTATTCCTGATATAATTATTAATCCTCATGCGATTCCTTCTAGGATGACTATAGCGCAACTTATTGAGTGCATTTGTGGTAAAATTGCTTGTAATAATGGTGATATTAAATATTCAACTGCATTTGATCATGATACTCCTGAGAAGTTTTGCGAAGAACTCTTGAATTGTGGTTATCAATCTCAAGGTATGGAGACAATGTACTCTGGTTACACTGGAGAACAACTAAAAGCAAAAATATTTATCGGACCTACATTCTATCAGCGACTCAAACATATGGTTTCTGATAAAATTCATTCAAGGAGAAAAGGTCCTATACAAATACTGACACGTCAGCCTGTGGAAGGAAGGTCGCGTGAAGGTGGTTTGAGGTTAATCTACCAGCCTCTGTGGACAATAAAATGTCTGCAAGTCACTAGCATTAGTGGCGACATAACCAAATTGCGGGGAAGTCCCAAAATACTTAAAGTTATAGTAAAAGTATATATTAAAACAATGGAAGAATGGAAGAAAGTACATATAAATGAAAACTATTTAATATCAAACACTGGGTTTGTGAAAGGACCGAGAGGAAAGATATTAAAAACATGTTTACGAAACGGGTACAAATCGTTGTCTATATCTAATGGAACAACGAAAAGCACACAAAATGTACATACACTAGTAGCACATGCCTTTTTGGAGAAAATATCCGGAAAGGAATATGTTAATCATATTGATGGTAACAAAGAAAACAATGCTGCTTCCAACCTGGAATGGGTTGATTCAAAAGAAAATACAAAACATGCAATTTCAACTGGCTTAGCTAAACATTGGTTAAGAAAAGTAAACCAGTACACGTTGGACAATATGTTTGTAAATTCATTTGATTCAATAAAAGAAGCTGAAAAATGCACAGGTGTATCCAATAAGCATATATCAAGTGTATGCAGAGGGAAAAGAAATAATACAGGTGGGTATATTTGGAAATATGTAGACAATATTGAAGTTGAAGCTACTATTCCTAAAGGCATTAAATTGCCAACATATCCAAACTATGTTATTACACCAGATTCTCGGGTATACAGCATTAAATATTCAGCTTATTTAATTCCAAAAACACTTCCTAGTGGTTATCAAACTGTAAAGATTTGCAACCAACAAGAGAAAAAAGATATATATATACATACATTACATAAACTTTATGAAACTTATCAATCCCAAACTGAGAATGAGAAATCACCAGTGGCTTCAGGGAAAACTTGAAGGTATGGGCATAATTTGATAAGAAAAGGATAATCCGCAGCCAAGCTCCTAAGTCCGATATTGTAAGGATATGGAGAAGGTTCAACGACTAGATGGTTATGGGCATGAAACATTTAACAAATGTTAATGATTGCTTAAGGTATAGTCTACTCCCATTCGAGAGAGTGTTATATTGTAGTCAACGGCGTGTTTAATGCTATGAAGCAGCGTTGGCGAATATATAAGGACAATGACTCTAGAAGGAAATGTCTAGAATAGTTCGGTATTCAGGTCGGAGAGATGGAACGTGATTGTATAATCAGTCATGGTGGTGCAGCATTTTTGAAAGAAAGACTCATGGATGTAAGTGATGCATACACAACATGTGTTTGTAAAACATGTGGTTTTATGGCTGTCGATGATGTACAACGAAATATTATGGTTTGCACACATTGTAAATCAAGGGATAATGTAGAGAAAGTAACAATTCCATATGCGTTCAAGTTATTAACACAGGAATTACAAAGTATCAATATCATTCCAAAATTTGTGCTAAAATGAGTACAACGAAAACAAGAAAAAAGGAGTATAATTACAACGTAATTGTAATTAAAAATGAATTG